GTGGGTGCCTCTTCTTCCAATCCTAGCAGGGCCGCCAGGTCATCGTCCACCTCGAAGTTTCCCTCTTGGACCGTGACGGTTGCCGCGGGAGCCGAGGCCGCTTCCACGACTTGGAGACGGCGGGGACACACTGCATTCACGGCCGCATCGTCGGAGGTCAGAACATGGCGCAACAGGCTGGCATACTGCAGAACCCGCTCCACATTGGTCACGGAGGATACAATCACTTCCTTGCTACGATACTTGAAGGTGGGGTATCCACGCAGAACCCGCTCAATATCGAACTCTTCTCCGAGCGACAGGAACTTGCGGACCAAGGCGTCGGCATCCGTCTGCGTCATGCCCAGTTCCGCCACCAAGGTATTCGCGTCCGAATCGTCCGTTTCGTGCAGGAGTTGGTAAGCCTTCAGTTCCTGCGGCGTCAAGTCCGCAGACAAGTGTTCGGCCCGCATGAGACGGAACGCGTCATCCTGCGTGGAAAAGACTGCGCGCAAACACGGAAACCGCAGCATGTCGAAACTGGAAATCTCCTTCGCATAGGACGCCAGAATGGAGAGATCCTGCAGTTCCCACCGTCCCAAATCAAGATCCTGCGGCTCCACAAACGGCGTAACGGCATCCAAGGTCTTGAACCACTTCACAAAGTCCTCCTTGATACTGTCCATCGTATCCTTGGACTCCTTGGTGCGCCATGCCGTGAAGGTAATGTCCTTGTTCGTGACTGCGATGCGATCAAAGGAGGTGCGGCTGGTTCCGCGATAGAGCAGCAGGGTGGGCAACTTGCGCTGGGGCTGTGTGTTGGAGGCCCACGACTTCCACAAGGTTGTGTCGACGTACGGCTCCTTCGTGGTTTCGTCCGTGACAAAGAACTTGTGACGCGTCTTCTCCTGTTGGGACGTAAAGTAGCCTACATACGGGGTCTTTTTGTTGACGGTTAATCCGTAGAACATTTCCTCGAACCGAGCCCGGGGCGCGCTGAACTCCGTGTCCACCAACGGCACAAACCACTTGGCTCGCAGAATGGACACGTGGTTTGGCTGCGGAGTATCCAGGTCCAGCAAGGTCTTGAGCTGTTCGGTCGTTGTGCGGAGGGAGGTGATTTCGGAATCCGAGAGCCGCTGCGGTGTGTCGGACTGAAGCAGGGGGAAGTAGACACGCTGCATCACTTGCGAAGGGTCGACAGGCAACGGCGTGACACGGAACTCCTGCACATCCTTGCCTTCAGGGTAAAAGGTCTCGAACAGGCTCTGTCCACTCAGCACGGGAATACGCGACGCAGGAACGTCAATATCCTTTGGAGGCAGAGGCAGGATCACGCAGCGGTCGTCGGCGATACCGAAGGGCCGCCACTCCAGAAACGGAGCGCCAGGGGAAAATACAGATTCAAGAGAAGAGGGGCGCGTCATCCATTCGTCGCGGGTTGCGGGCGGCTCCACCAAGCCGATACCGCGCACTTGCTCGAGATAGACCTTGAACAACTCCTTGTCCACTCGTGCCCCGTTGAGAGACACGCGCAAGAACAGGGCCTCCCAGTGACGTGGATCTGCGTAATACTCTGCGGGCAAGGAGACGTGGGCCTCAACATACAACCGAGTGGGATACGAATTCACGGCAAGAGCGATGTGCTGTCGCACAATGTCGAGTGTATCGTCCTCAAAGAACGACACGGACCCCGCTCCTACAATGGGAACTGTCTTCATTAATGACTAGAGGCATTACTTTTCGGTCTTGTCGACGGCCCCATCAGCGCTCTGTTTCTTTTTGTACGCGTCACGCTTTCTTTGGTTTATCTTCTCTCGATTCTTGTCTCGATAGGCCTTCATCCTTGCAATGTAGCCGGGGTCGGCGGCTCTTTTGTCGCGCTTCTCCTTGCATATCTTCTCTTTGTTCTGCTGGTAAGACTCCTTCTTCTGCTTGACAATTACATCCTTGTTCTTCTTCACGTATTCGGCCTGCTTTATCCGAACCACCTCTTTGTTTCTCGCGTATCGTTGCTTGCTCTTCTCCTTGATAGTCTCCTTATGGGTATCGTGATATGCAGCATTCCGAGATAGAACGTGCTCTTTGTGTGCCTCGTAGTATGCCACTGCTCTTGCGTGTTTCTCCTCGTCGCTTTTGAACGCAGGTAATGTGTTGAGACAAAGCGGGTCGTCCTTGGACGATGCGATGTATTCATTCTCTTTCATACGGATCTCTATTCTGTTTGCGCATGAAAACGCCTCAACGAGTTGGATCTCCACGCGGTCCCAACCAATTGTTCGGATATGGGTATACAATCGCGAAGTCATTGTTTTGGACGACTCCTTGTGTCCCCAGTATCTCGACTTTAACTCTGCAATCGTGGAACCATAGTAGTAGTGACCGTCATCGCATAGAAGACGATATATCTTTGAGTTTTCGTATCCCATTTATTCATATGGTCCGAAAATGTTAAAATGATTATAGAGGACTATCCGAAATGACCATCCCACAATAAGGCATCGGACTACGGGTATAATTCACGGGACGGTAGATGCCAAGACCCACCGCGTCGTGCAGGACACGCTTGAAGTTGTTCCAGAACTCGGGAGTGTGTCCGATGGTTTCCGTCATGAGGTGGCTCATTTCGTGGAGGATCACGAACATCACGGTGTTCTCATCGACCAGCGGGTAGTCGGGCGGTCGGGTCTTGTCGCGCAGGCACACCACGATCTTCTGCCCCTTGTTCTCCGAGTAGGACGTGTCGGACGACTGCATGTCGTTCTCCACAAACACGTCGGAGTTGAAGTTGGCCAAGAAGCGTCCAACAGGCGGATCGGCGGCCAAGGCAGGTTCGGAGTAGCGAGCCTTCAGTTTCTCAAGATTCTCGTGGATCTTGACCATCAAGTTCAGAGCCTCCTCCTTGTGGGGAAGGTTCTGCATCTCGTAGGTTTTTCCGTCCGATCCTTCCATCGCAACGGTGTTCTTGGGTCCTGAATAGTAGAGAGCCACGGCTGCCACGGTCAGACCAGCAGCAACGGCGAGCATTATGTAGTAGTGGGAAGAGGTTTAGGCGCACAGGCCGTCGAGGGCGCGCGACGCACGGAAGGGGTCCGGGTCGATGGTCGAGTTGAGGAACGGGCCCACCTTCGCCTGCGAGTTGGGCACCTCCGAGCGGATGTCGTAGGTCGGGTTCCGGTTCGTCTGGCCCACGCCGACAATGGAGACGTTGGTGTGGTAGCTCGACTGCAGGAAGTTCTGGCCCTGGAGGTCGTTGACGCCCGTCGGGTTCACGGCGGCCCACGAGGCGCCAATCTCACCCTTGGGGAGCAGCTCACCCGCATCGAGGGTGCGCTGGGTGTACGTCTGCTGGTTGGTCGGGGTCGCTCCCTGCATGCCACTCACCTGAACAGCGTTGCCACCCAGGCTGCCCGTCTCGGCCGCCGGCACATACGGGCCGCCATCCGCCATGGGTGCCGCCGAACCCTCTCCACCCAGCTCCTGCGGAGACATGGTGCTCATGCCATCAAGGACGACACCCTTACCACTGGCATACGACGTGAAAAGTCCATAGACGACCACGATTCCGACAAGGACGGCGCCCAGACGAAGGATCTTTTGCTGCGAGAACTTCATCGTAGTTTATTATCACGCACAGACAAATTTCATGCGGAAGTTGCTTGACCCCCTGTTAAAAGATGTATTGGAGCAGTTCCAGTCGGCGGCGGTCCAGGAGCCCCTGGAGGAGTTCGTGCTACGACCCTTGCTGCAACGCATCCTAAACCTTTTGTACCCCTACCTCTTTGGGGTCATGCTCCTCTGGATCATGATGTTCTTGTGTCTCGCTCTCATCCTCCTCGTGCTTCTTCGGGGTAGTGTCGTGGACGCCGTGAGCGCCTTTGCCGTGTTCAGGAAACAGTAACTCGACGAGGCGGTCCCGACGGAGGCTCCAGAAGCCACGGATGTTGCGGGTCTTGGCCTCCTCGCGGAGCTCGTGGATGGTCATCTTTTCGATACGGTAAGAGGCAGGAAGTTCGGGGAGACTCAGAAGCCGAATCAAGTCGGCACGCTTAAGGATGTAATACTGCTTGATGTTACGGGAACGGGCGACCTGCTTAAGCTCGGGGAGAGAAAGACGGTCCATGGTGAGGTCCGTTAGCCAGCCGCCGCGGAATCCGTTTTTTCGCCGCCTCCTAGTAATGAAGCGCACCCCCGTTGTACTGGCCTTTTTCATTGGAGCGTTGCTCCTGGGACTCTATGTTGCGTTCCAAGTTCCGAAGACGGAGGCCTTCAGCATGGCGAATGAAATCGGCGCCCCTGTGCCGAGGTCGGCCGTCTACCCCATCGAGGAGGGTGCGTCGGGCCCCGGCAAGGTCGACCCCGCTCCCTACAAGATCGCAGAGGATGAGAAGCTGTTTGCCTTTGACGACAATCGCAAGTCTGCCGAATGCTGCCCCAGTCCCTTTGTCAGCGACGAAGGATGTATCTGTGTGACGGACGCCCAGAAGAAGCAATTCGCGGCGAGGGGTGGTAACGGACAGATGGCGTGATCACGTCGCGTCTAGGGGTGGTAATGGAAATGTCTGACTAACTACAATGGAACACCTACG